ATCGTCCCGCTACCGGGCATGTACTGGCCTTATACATCCAGCTACCTCCCTGGCTCAGTCACCATCCTCTACACGGCTGCGACCTACGCCTTACCTGTTGTGGACGCGCTCGTCGTCCCAGCCTCTCCCGGTCCGTACACGGTCACACTTTCGCAGGCTGCGGCCTTCGCTGCTGGCACGGCTCTGCTCGTAGCCAACCCAGCCTTGGTAGATTCCACCGGCGATCCGGTCGCATTCACCAACCAGTCGAACGTGCTCACCGTGGCTGATACATACGAGGGACAGACGCTCGTCGCTACCTACTACGTCGGCAACTGCCCTCAGACGATTATTCAGGCGATGATGCTTTTCATTTCATACTTCTTCACACATCGGGACGCGGCAGAATCGAATCCACCCAAGGCTATTGAGATGGGCATTGACGCTCTCTTAGCCGGTGAAGTTTTCGAGACCTTCGGATACGGGCGTGACTAATGTTTGATCCCACGATTTTCCAACCCGGCGAGTTACGCCACAACATCACCATTCAGTCGCCGAGTACCACCCGTGACGCTTCGGGGCAAACGGGCTCTACGTGGACGACGGTTCTCGAAACGCGTGCCTCTATTGAGTCCACAAGTTCTTTGACCTTCAAGTGGTCGTTCCAAAATTCAGTCTTGGCCGCGAGCGTATCGGACTGCCTCAAGATGCGTTACCCCGCTGTAGACATCGTGCCGGGGATGCAAGTGGTCTGGGGCGACCAAGCGTATTTGGTTCAAGACGTGGATGATGTGCAACGCCGTCACCGCGTGCTTGTTCTCGCCTGCGTCGGCGTGGATGTTGGATCTCAATAATGGACGGCCTGAACCTCAAGATTGATACCACCAAGTTTGAAGCACTGTTGAAGGCAATGCCTCAACGGGTAGCGCGTCGTGCTGTTCGGCAAGCTCTGCAGGCTGGGGGCGATGTACTGCAAGAGGCAATCGCTGCTGAATGTCCAGTGCGGACAGACGCACCGACACCCGGCTCCGATGCCTTACCGCCTGGAATCCTTCAGGCCGACATTTCAGTGCAAGTTACGGTCGGAACCAAAGATGATCCTATCGTCCGCGTCGGCCCATCGAAAGATACCGCACACGTCGCTTGGTGGATTGAGAACGGCTTCGATCACGTCGAAGGGGGCCGCAAGCGCAAGGGCGGCAAAGCTACGAAGCACATTGACGCGAATCCGTTCATGCAGAGAGCTTTCGATTCATCCATAGGTCAAGCTGTGGACACCATGATTGTCAGATTGGCTACATCTCTTGAGCAAGATTTGACCAGCGAGACCTCATCAGGCGGCGATGACAGCTTCGGCGCTGCTGACCTCGAAAAGTGGAACAGTTAGGAAGATTAAATGGCCGATCTTATCACTGGAATCGTTGCGTTGCTTTTGACTGAGACGGCAATTACTTCCATCATCGCAGGCGGCAATTCCATCCAGCCGATTCCCGCGCCTGTTGAAGCGTCTCTCTTTCCAGCCATTGTTTATCAGGTGGTCTCTGACCAAGATGACATGACGTTGACCGGCTCCGCTGGACTGGCCCACGCACGCATCCTGTTCTCTTGTCATGCGTCGTTCGGCCCCGGCTCCTACCTCATCGCACACAATCTTGGCGTGGCCGTCAAGGCAGCGTTGAACGGGTATCAGGGTTTTCTCCCGAGCGGTCCTCAAGTTTTCTTCGCCGACGTTCCGAATGTAACGGATTTGTTTCAGTCTGACGCACTTCTTTCTACAACCAACGTCTCAGTGATCTTCGATTACCAATCGTAGACGTGAGCCTTAACCGAATCATCCGAGGTAATTCATTATGAGCACTTCGTCCACAAAAGCGGGTACTGGAGCGGGGTCTTACCTCGTCATTTCTTCCGTCCCCGCCACTCTCGCAGCACCCGCACAGTATCCGACTCAGCCGCCTGTTCCAATGGTCGTGTCCGCGCCTGCTTGGAGTTCCACCACGACATACATCGCTGGCGCAATCGTATCCTACACCGGCAATAACTGGACCGCAGTGACTCCCGTACTGGGGACCGCTCCTGTAACCGCCGCGTGGACTGAAGGGCCAGCAGTAACTGGCGTTGCCATCCTGCAACTCAAAGAGTTCAGCATTCCTGAACAAACTTGGAAGTACGATTCCGTCACTAACACTGGCTCACCAGTTATCGGCGTCGGCGTTATGGAAGAGAATCTTCCTACCACGGTTGACCCTGGCATCTTCACGGCGACAGGGATTTTCCTTCCATCAGATGCGGGCCAGATCGCGATGCAGACGGCCTTTGCCACCGGCCTCGCGAACAGTTTTCAGGTCCAGCTTAAGCCCATCGCGGGGCAGAGCACCACGGGCAACACTTATGCGTTCACCGGCTTCGTCTCGAAGAACCCTGTGCCGACTAACATCGACGCCTCAAAAGCAGCGACCATCAAGGTCGAGATCAAACTCGACTCATTGATGACTGTGGCTACCGGAGCCTAACCCAACAACCCGCGATGGCAGTCGCGGCTGGCCCACAGATTGGGAGGCGTTGCTCACTCAGCGTCTCCAATCTGTTCAAGTGAGTGAGAGAAATATGAAGAACCCTACTGCACCATCGACCACCCTTGTCATCGGCAAGACCAGCTACGAACTCCTGTTCGACTTTGAATCCATCGCCCTCGCTGAAGAATTGACCGACCGCAGTTTGCTGACCGGCATTCGTAGCAAAGACATCAACGCCCCTTCCATTCGCCTCGTGCAAGCGATGCTGTTCGGGTGCCTTCACGTGAACCATCCAGAGATTACGTTCGGCGACGCGAAGCTTCTCCTCAACAGGAAGAATCTCGGCGAAGTGTGGAGCAAGGTGCTTAATGCGTGGTCTGCGGGGATGTCTGAGCCCGAGGCTGAAGGCGATGGGGACCCCACGAAGGACCAGAGCTGACAGGCGCACAGCGATGGATGGGGTTGTGGAGTTCCGCGCGTTATGACTTGCACCTGTCCGACGCCGAATTCTGGTCCCTAACACCGCGTCAGTTCCACGCACTTCTCCATCGTCATAAGCAACGCCTTGAGCGCGACAACTATTTGGTAGGCATGGTCGCATCAGTGACCGCCAACTTCAGCATGGCGCATCCAGATCCACCGCTCTCCGCCTCCGATTTCATGCTGAATCGCAGAATCAAAGAAGTCACTGACGATGATGTCGCCGAAGACTTCGCAGCCAAGTTCGCACTTATCGCCATGCGTTCCGGCGTTCCCATCCCGTAACAGATCTGGAGTCCATAATGGCAAACGGTAAAAAGGTCGCAGGCGTTTCAGTTGACATGACTCTTGAACTCGCACAGTTCAAGACGGCTTGCCGCGATGCTGAAGCGACCACCAAAAAGATGACCGCCGAGATGCGTGAGGAGATGAACAAGTCCCGCGAGTCCGTCCGCTTACTCTCCGAAGAGTTGGGCCTTGGCATCCCGCGTGGGCTACAGGGAATCATCAGCAAGCTGCCGGGGATCACTACGGCCATGAACGCCGCGTTCGACGCCGTGGTTGTCTTCGCGCTCGCCAAAACCATTTATGAGGTCGGCAACAAAATTGTGGAGATGGTTCACAAGTCCGAGGAGGCAGCACGGAAGCATCAGGAAATGTACAACGGGCTGATTACGTCCATGGAGCACACGAACGACAGTCTGCGGGTGCAGAGTGACGGCCTCCAGCGGTCCATCGACAAGATTGAACACAAACCGCATAACGGCATCAAGGATGCCATCGACGAGGCGATAGAGGAATCGGACAAACTCGGGGAAAAGCTCGGTGCGAACATTAAGCAGATAGCCGCTGGGCTTGCCGGGGAAGCGCCGGGGAAGATCGACTGGCTGCTTGGGGCGACCTACGATGTCGGCCCGAAGAAGGTAATCGAAAAACTCAAGAGTGCCATGGAAGAGATTGAGCTTGGGAAGTCCTCGCTTCCAGGGGCAGATAAAGACGACCAGCGCCGCAATGCGCTCTACGTGGCAAGAACTGAGGCACATTCAGAGGCGCTGAAGGTAGTACCGGATCAGTGGACCGACCCCAAGATCGCTGAAGCCAACGCGGCCAAAGAGCGTGGGCAGTATCAGACGATAGAGGCTGGCTCCGCAGAGTCGATGGACACCGTTGACCTGATGCGGAAGATCTCCGGGCAGACTTCCCACCTAAAGCAGGATGAGAGCAAGACGGAAAGCCCTGAAGTCAAAGCTTACTTCGAGAACATGAAGAAGAATCTCGAAGAACAGATTCACCGGACGGAGGCGGACACCCGTGAGTGGGAATCTGCTCTCCGGGAGACCGGCGTCGATGCGATTAAGGCTCAGGAAGATGCTCATATTAAGCCAGATCGCGATGAACTGGAATCGAATACCAAAGCGGCGAAAGAGTATTGGGAAGCGTGGAGTCGTGGCCAGTCGGATGCTGTGGCTCATGCTGCAACGCTCAGCGAACTCCAGATAAAGATTGGCGCGGCAAACGGCGCGATGACCCCGCACGAGGCCGCTATCGCCACAGCCAACGCACATCAGGCAGCCTACAACGCGCTGATGGAGCACTACTCCGATCTGTTGACGAAGATCCAATCCCAGCTTGCTGCAGGATACCTGACACCCGAGCAGGCAGGGGCGCAGCGTGAGGGCGTCAGCGTTGACCGGCAGGCGGCAAAGAACAACTACCAGATTCAAGGGCTCGGGGATACCCAGTCCGCGTGGAGCACGTCATTCAGCGGCGAGGTTGACAAAACCTTCACTGACATCATCGCCAAGTCGCAAGATTGGGGCACGCAATTCAAGGAGACGGTCGAGGGCGCGTTGACATCCGTCAACGACGCCATTCTTCACATCCTGACTAACAAGCCGCAAGCCGGAGAACATCCGTTTCGTGCAGCCGGTAAGCAGATATTCACGGGCATCGCGAAGACGGGACTGGATGACGCCGAAGGCTCCCTCATGAAGTTCCTCACAGGAGACAAGGGGAAACTCGGTACCAAGGCCAACCCCATGATCACTGACGACATCCACGGTGGGTGGGGAGGCACGGGCGCAGGCACAGGTGTAGGTGCTCCTGGGGGAGCTGGCAATCCGGGTGGCCTCGCTGGTGCCGCACTCAACTGGGCCAACAATTCAGATTTCATGGGTGGCTTGTTCGGCGGCAAGGTTTTCGGTCCAGGTGGCGTGTTGTTCAACGCCGGTCAGGGCGGTTCCGGCGATGGTTCCGGCACCAGCAAGAACGGCATAAAAGAATCCAACAGCCCGACCGATGTCAACGGCATTATTCAGACTGGCCTCAAAGTCGCGGGCATGGCCTACGGCGCAGTGAAGGGCGGTTCCACCAGTTCCTCCAATGGCGCTGGCCCATCCGCCGATTGGGGAGATGCAGACGCCGGTAGTAACTGGACGATGCCTGACGCTAACGCAGGCGGCGGCGTGGTCAGCCCAGGCGATTGGTCAATGGTCGGCGAGAGCGGTCCTGAGTTGGCCCACTTCGGTAGCGGAGCCCGCATCTACAGCAACCGCGATTCTTCAGCGATGATGCGGGGCGGTGCTGCGATTCACAACCATACGTGGCACGTGGATGCACGCGGCAGCAACGACCCGGCTGCTATCAACGCTGCGGTTCAGCGTGGTATCCGGCAAGCGGCACCGCACTTAGTGAAAGCGTCCGCTGAATCCCAATCGGATCACCACCGCCGCACGCCGTCCCGCAAGTAATCAGGAGCACATCATGTCCTCGACCAT